TACATCAGCATTAACAATTACGCCTGCAGCAATACTTGTAGCATTACCAGTCGATGTTACATCACCAGTTAAATTAGCATTAGTTGTAACAGTCGACGCATTACCATTAAGTGTTGCCGTAATAGTGGTGGCAGTTAAATTACCTGAAATGGCAACAAGTCCAGTATTATCAATAGTCATTCTAGTTGTTGGGGCACTTGTTCCATCAAGTGCTGTTGCAAATACTAATTTTGTTGGCATATCAGTTGTATCTCCTGCACTACCTGGCGTTCCATCTACAACAGCTTTAATTGATGCCCCTAAATTAAATCCACTATTATAACCGTAAAATAAAATTTCACCTAATACATCACTATTATTTACAATTAAAGGTGATGTTTTAGTTCCTCGTGATCTTGCAAGTATAATACTTGCAGTTAAATCAGAATATTCGTTATATGAAAATGCTTGCGCTGACGCAAAAGTATTAGCCGCAATTTGAAATTGGCCGCCACCAATTGCAGTAGAAGTTCCAACTAAAATAGTGCTATCAAATATAGCATTTCCTGTAACATCTAGTGTGCCTGGAATATCTATATTACTTGACCATTCAACACTATTACCAGCAGCATTTGTTTGTAATAGCTGTCGTGATGAGCCATTGCCTAATTTACTAACAGAAATTTGTGCATTATTTGCAATATCGACATTAGCTAATGGATACGCACTTATTTTAGTTGCTAATAAATATGGTAAAGAGTTCCATGATGTGCTGCCATCTCCTACTTTCCAATAGCCAGTATTTGACTCAATGCCAATTTCGCCAGCTAATAATATTGGATTTGCGCCAGTCCAATTGGCTGCTGTATCTCGACGTTGTTTTTGTAGTGCTGTTAATGTGATGCTCATGTTGAACCAGTAGGGGCGATAATGTAATTGCGGGCAGGTGCTACTGCTGCGCCATTAGCTTCTAGTATATAATCTCTAATTGGATTTGTAGCAGCTAATTCAGCGTCAAAAATTAAATCTTTAAAATTTATTGGTATTGACTCAAGATTTACTTCAACTGAAAATTTATCACATGTAACATTGTTTATAATTGGGGCTGATACATAATGCCATGCAAAATCGCATAGCAATGGGATTGGAGGTATTATATAGCCTGACCATACTTCAGCAGATAAGAAAAAAATATTATATGTACCTTCACTATTAAAATAATGATTTTTTATTAAATTCATATCTGATTCTGTAATATATTCAAATAATAAATTTAATGTTTGTGCAATTCTACGATTACCTTTTCTATAATTTATTTGCTGCCCTGCAATAGTAAATTGTGGCGATTGTGGCACATTACCAAGGCTAAAAATTCTGGTGGAAGGCGTCAAAGATGGAAATGACATAATTATACAACTGATGCAATTAATTCAATTTGTAAATTATAATTTAATGAACTTGATGAATCAACTGAAAAACTATTTGCATATCGCCACTCATAATCAACTACATCAATTGGCACTGTTGTGTAACCAGCCCATACTTCAGATGGCAAATCAAATGGAATTAATGTGCCCTCTTGTATTGCGTAATGATCATATATTAATTGGACTTCAGTTTCAGTTAAATATTCATAGCCTAAATTTAATCGTTGATCAACTCGTTTAGTATTTCTTAAAAATCTTACATTTACTCCACTTATTGCTTGATATATTGTTTGAGGATAATCTCCAAGAGATAGTGTTCTACTTATTGGTTTTAATGCAGGGAAGGTAGCCATTAAATCACCTCAAATGTGCCATTTAATACTTCATTACTAATTATAGCAATATTACTAGCATTAACAGGAAAATGCTCTGCTTGAATTATAGAAGAACCTGATGGCTGATGTTTAATGTTAATAATTTGATACCAATTCTCTTCGCTTCGATTATCGCCTACGCTATTAATACGTTGACGTTCCACTTTAATTATATCGCTTGGCAACAAATTATTAGTTAATAATGGCGATGCAAACGATATACTATGAGTTGAATATTTACGTCTTGCAAGTTCATATTTACCATAAATTATTGCATGAGCTGCGCTAGTACAAAAATCTGTCATATCATATTGTACAGTAATAACATCAATACTACTTGTTGGATATCTTACAGTTGTAGTACGTTGTAAACCAATAACAGTAGGATTAACTTCACGCCACATTAATGAAATTGAAACATTGCGTCGCTCTTCTAAATTAAAAAATGTTTTACTAAAACTACCTGGTATTATATTTGCTTCGTTAAATATTTCAGATGGAGTTAATGCAGTAGATTTAATTAAATTGCTTGCATTCAATGGTAATGCTGGTTTTAAGCTATATTGACCATTGCTAGAAATAAATATAAGTAAGAAAAAAGGTGCAGTTTTTGAAATATAATCTATGATATTTGTTGATTGATCAACTATGCCATTAAATAATAATCCAGTATTAGTACAAAAATTAGCTAAGATTGTGAAATTTGTTACATCAATTGGTAGCGCAATATCAGATGTTGTGCTACCATTAGCACGCTTTATTAAAGTAAATAAATGCATTGCTAAATCAACAAATTGATTACTTGGTCCATTTGCATATTGACCTGAAATTAAACCGCCACTATACAAATCAACATTGACCCCATTATCATAATACAATGAAATTTGCTTAGTACTTGTAGGAAATGACCCTTCAGTTGGTGGATCATAAATATTGCCATTAATTTCTAAAAATGTTATATCTGCAAAATTTGTATAATCTGCTGTAGCTAATGGCGCATTAGGATTTAAATATTTACTAATATGAATTTCAGTTCTAATTGAAGTTAATGTACCAGTGCTAACTGGTAATGCAACATTAAATTGATTATTTATTGTTATATTTTCATAAACAAATGTAATTGATCCAGTTGATCCAAATATATTGAAAAATGTAGGATCTGGTGAATTATATGTTGGAAACGGTGATGGATTACTAAAAAATTGCCCTGCACCATGCGATAAAAATGTAAGTTTAGTAGATGCAGGATTTGTAATACCTATATTTGTTAAATATGTTGTTGTTATATCAACTCCAGTTATATTATCGTAAACAGTAAGATCAGAATAAAATAATTGAAATCTTGCATTAGTTACATCTCCAGTGCCATAAGTAATTTGTCTAGTTCTCCAATAATTAGTTCTAATATCATCTGGCAATCTATAGGTAACGTTGCCAGTTGTAATATTTGCTAAAATATAAGAATAAGAATTTAAATCGCAATATATATTACCTGATGTGATTGGACAAGTATTTATTGCTGATTCTAAAGTTTCAATACTTTCATAATAATGAGTTAATGTAATTGTTTGATCTGCAAGAAATTTAATATTATTGGTTCCAACCCATGAATAATGTTTATTAGGGTTAGAGTCCATTTCACCTTGACTTATTACATATAAAAAACTTCCTATAAAATTATTAGTGCCAGTTTTTATCATTGGTGGCTGCACCCATGCACCACCAATAGTATTTACACGTTTACAAAAAATAATTGGAATTGTATCACCAGCAGCTGATATAACTTGTTGTTTTGAAAGATCAGTCTGTGGTTTTTTGCTTTTTGTTGGTAAAGCATCATTTGTAACTTTTAATGATGCTTTTTCTGCTCTTGCTGCAAGAACACGTTCATTATGTGCGCGTATTGAATTATTATAATTTATTGTATCTTGCCTTGCTACTAAAAAAGCATTTACAGCATTTGAACCTTTTAAATGTGCCATATAATACATGCTCGCAGCATTAATTTCTGGCACTGATTCATATTCTAAAATTGTATCGCTTAAATCTTTTCCAACAAAAAACATCTCGTTATTTTTGAAAATAACAGGTCTTTTTTTCATAATTCGTTCTCTTTTTTGTATTTATTTAAATAATAAGTTATTTCTAAAATATCTCCAAATAATTCTCCGCCATCTATTGTTATTACTTGTGTTTCAGCTTTTAAATTTACGCCTTGTAATGTTTCGTACATTGGCATATTATTTATTACTTTAAAAATTACATTTTGATGCGTTGTGCCATCTTTGCATGTAACATCTAATTTATTACCAAGAATAAATTCTATCATGTTCCTATTTGCCTCATTAGCATATCAGCAGTTATTTTTTTTGTTGGTATTTGTGCTTTTATTTTATTTATTGACGGATTAATTGTCCATTCTATTGATTCATCAGTAATTGATGCAGTTTCAATACTACCAATATATCTACTAATTAATTGCGCACTTGAATCATCAAATGAATCTTCACCTGCATCTTGAATATAAAGTGATGCAATAATTAAATTATCTGCACCCATTGCATCATTAGTTATATCTACTAAATCAGCTAGTGCTGCAATTGTAATTATTAAATCATTAATATTTAAAGCATGAGTTGATCCATATCCATTAACATCAAAGGCAAGATATCCATAAGTATTATCAATATCTTCATCAATGCTAAGTATTTGCGGTACTTGATAAAAATTTTGCCATTGTCTTTGAGGGGCGCGTTTACCTGTTGTTAAATCGCGCACATTATCGCGATCTGCATAATATTCTAAAAAACTCATAATATCGTAATTAGCCATTATGCAATTCCCATTTGATTACGAATGTTAATATCATTACGCAAAATTTTTAAAGTTTGTTGGATGCTTGATTGCACAGCGCGGCCTAAATCTTGTGTTGTAACATAATTAGTATTATTCATTTGTATTATTGGTCCAGTTTGAATATTTACTTGAGGCTTAATTCTAGTAGCAGTAAATGATTTATTACTACTATTTGATCGCCCAACAATACCGCCATTAGCAAAAGCAGGAATTACTGCGCTTCCACGTGCGCCTGCCATATAATTAGCACTAGCACCTGCCATTTTAGATTCAGGAATTATATATTCGCGTTGTCCACCTTCTCCTACCATTGCTATAGTAGGACCATTAACTACAGCACCTTTTGCAAATTTTGGTAATTGTGGAATTGGTAAATATGGAATTTGCGGTAAATTTAATCTTGCTAATGCTTGATTAGCCCCTTGAATAATTTTATTAATAGCATTTATTACGTTTGATATAGCATTATTAATACCATTCAAAATACCGTTAACTATTCCACGAATAGTTTGCATTGCAATTTCAAATGGTTTTGTAATAAAATCTTTAACTGATTGAAATGCGCCACTTATATTTTTTATCATATTATTTATAGTGTTTTGTACAGGTTTTACAAAATTATTATCTATAAAAACTGTAATTGTTGTAAATAGTTTTTTTGTTGGTTCTATAAAATTTTCACTTATATATTTTGCTATTAATGCAAAAGCATCAATGAAGGGCTTAATAAAATTTGCATAATACCAAGTTATAAACTGTTTAAATAATTCAATAATAAAATTAATTGCTGCGCCAATTTGATCTCTAATATATTTTGCTATTGATGCAAAAGCATCAATAAAAGGCTTAATAAAATTCGCATAGCACCAAGTTATAAACTGTTTAAATAATTCAATAATAAAATTAATTGCTGCGCCAATTTGATCTCTAAATGCATAGATTGCAACCCCTGCTGCTATTAGTAATGCCGCCCAACCTACTGGCCCTGTAAAAATGCCAGCTGCAATAATTGCTAGCCCCTTTAATGCCGTAAAAATACCAATAATTGCATTTATAGCTGGTGCTAAAATATTAAAAGCCGTTGCTAATCCTGCAACTCCAATAATCACAGTTTGCATTGATTCTGGTAATTCGCTAAAAGCTATGGCTGCATTTGCAATGACTTCAGCTAACTTAGTAATAGTTGGCAATAATGCAGAAATGGCTTGATTAAACGGACCAGATATTGATGACATTACTTTATTAATAGAATCATTAAATTTATCTGCCGATGCAGCCATATCTTTATCAATTGTTGCTGTATATTCATTAAGTGCTTCTTTGCCTGCATTTAACATCGGGATTATATTTGCACCTGATTTGCCAAATAAATTCATTGCTAATGCTGTTTTTTCTGCACCATCTGGCATTTTAGAAAACTTATCAGCTAAATCTAACATGATAGAATCAACGCCACGAATTTTGCCTTGCGCATCAATTGAACTAATGCCAATAGAATTTAATGCTTCATTAGTTTTTGACGCTGGATCAACAATACCTTTAGCCAATTTACCCATTGATTTTGCTACTTCTTCTAAGCTGCTTCCGCTATCATTAGCAGCCTTGCCAAATTTATCTAATATTTCAACTGCAACACCAGTTCGTTGCCTTAAATCGTTTAAGTTATCTGCTGCATCAATCGAGCGTTTTCCTAAAGCAACAATACTAGCTATGCCAATAGCAGGCACTAGCCCACTTAATGATCCAGCCACACCACCTGCTGAGCTTTTTAGTCGTCCAAATGTGCCTTGTAATCCGCTTGCTTGCCTATCAACACGGTCTAAACTTTTTTCTAGTCCATTAATAGATGCAATGCCATCAACACTAGCTTGGATTTTTACGGCAGCAGTCATATCAAGTGCCATAATTACGCCTCCTTCTTATAAATAACTCTTAAGATTTCGCTTTCAATAATTTGCATATCAGCAAGCACAGCGGCTGGATTTGCTATATTATACAGTTTAAATAACCACGATACCGCTATATAGTCTAAACCTATTGGTCCATTTAATCCCATTCTCCATTGAGTTTGACATGCAAGAAATATTTCCATTGCTGGCCATGCCTCAGGTTCTATCTCAAAATACTCTGGTTCAGGCGTACAGTCAAGTTTAATCCCTAGCACCGCAGCATCATCAAGTGTTTTATCAATCGCGCCGCCCTTAACCCAATATCGGGCGGCGGCTATTAGTTTTTTGCTTTTGTTCCCGTCAGGCTATCAAAGTAAGCAATAATAATTGCCGCGGCCACAGTCGGAATATCAAGTAATTGCTCTTTTATTGCTTCAGAAAATAAAATTTCATCGCCATCACCATCTACAACGCCAGACCAACCAACTAGTAATTCATTAGCAATTGACTGATCGCTGATATTGCCATCAACGGATTCGTTGCGCTCTGCGGCCTTAATGCGTGCTTGTACTTCAACTTGGATCTCATTAATTCGCGCCTGCGGTAGCCTCTTAAATTCCGCATCAAAAGTTTGCTTCTCAAACTTACCACCATCAGCCGGCAACTTAACGCTAACCGGCCAGGTATAACTACTGGATTGTTTTAATACGAAAGCCATTAGGTGATTTAAGCAAAGGTTAATAAAACTTCGTCATTTCCTGCGCTGGTAGGAATCGCAGCAAATGGCAAGCTTAGCATTTGAATGCCATCGCTATCTTCATATGAAGGGTTACCTATGTCAATTTTTGGCATTAATAAGGTAACGCGGTTTCCAGCAGTTGTACCATGCAGCAAGCTTAAAATGCCAGTAGTATCATCATTAGCAATAGTAAAGAAATCTTTTTGTGCAATTGTTGGAGCTTCAATCATACATGTGCCTTCAACAGCACGATTAGTAATAATTACTGATTTATCACAACCAATTAGTTCCCGATACACAGTTTCATTTGCCATATCAAGTTCAATCGACATTAAGCAACCGTTATAACCCAAAATTGAAAACGCAGTAGTATTACCAGCCTTTAAGATTAAAGGTGTTGCTTGGTTAGTATATGTAGTCGCTGGTGCGGCTGTATCAGTAGGAGTATTATAAATACCAAGCATTGTAAATTCAATAGTTGGTATCTCACCAACTGCAGCATTTATTACAAATGTACCGCGTGCGCCTGTTATCACATGCAAAACACCATCATTATTAAAATAAATTGATGCACTATCGAAGCTTGTGCTAACTGGCTTATAACCTACATTTGCTGCAATGCTATAAGTACTAGAAACATCTGGCGTAAATGTTGCAGTTGATTTTTGTACCGTTGCAACTTTAGTACTGCCTACATAATCAGTAATTACGCCAACGCCTCCATTACCGGTGCCACCTGTAATCATAATAATCATACCGTTAAAAATATCATCAACTGCACTAGAACCAGCGGCAAGTGTAATGCTACCAGCAGAACCAGCCTGGGCAGTACCAGTAATTGCGGCAGCAGTTGTAGTTTCAGCCATTCCGCACGCCTTCAGCAAGCTACTAAAACGTGGTGCTGTAGCGGCAGTGCCAGAACCTGCCATCTCAACTTGAAAGGTAATCTCAACGCGTGTATTAGCTAGCAATTGGTCACTATTTCCAAGATATGGCCGAATTAAATCACGGCTAACAACATCAGCCTCAATTGGCGTAATCTCTAACTCTTTAACTAATACTGCATCACTCCCTATTGGGCTTGAGTCCGTTCCGTAAGTTGCCTCTGTCTTTGCCAAAATTAGGCGTTTGCGAGTTAGCAAAACCATTTTTTAATTCCTCGGTGATGGGCTTGCGAGTGCCGGTGATTGGGTCTAGGACGTAGGAACCGCCTATACCTTGGTATTCATCAATCATTCTAGCAAGTACTAAGTGGACAGGTTGGTAACGCTTGTGCGGTACCTAATCAAATAATCACATGAAATAACACCAGCAGGTTGATCAGCTTCTTGCATGTCAAAATTGACAGCAATTGGCTGAATATCTATAGCATAACCGCCAAGTGTTAAATCAGCCATTAACTTGCTATGCATGTCTTCAATAATTGGATCTGCAGTTTGATCTGGTATTGTGCCACGTACAATTACGGCAACACGTATCGTTAAACTCCAATCTAATGTAGGCAATGCCGTATTTTGTTGTGCCGTATCACTAAGTGGCTCAACCACAATTGCTGGTGATTCACCGCGGGCAATAGGCTCTACTCTGCTACGGTAAATCCTACTATTTACACCAGTAGTCCCAGTTAATGATGTCCGAGCAGCAGCCAGTATATTTTCGCGTCGTGTTGTCATGATGCTGCCGTATTGCTGATTATTGAAAATGTATAAATGTTTTGATGCCTATCAGCGTTGCCACCATAAATTATGCTCATGTTTTTTGCAATGCGATCTGAACAAACTTGCCGTCATCTAATAACATTGTTTCCCTAACGGTGTAATCAGTCCCATCCACAGTGATTGAATCACCGCGAATGAGACTGCCAAAACTTGAGAATCTTGTAGTCAGCGTGTAGTCAGTGGTAATCACCATTCCATCGCTGATTACTTGGCTTGGCATGTTCAAAATTCCATTGGCGGTAATGGCGCCATCCGTACAGCTGACGCCAAAGTCCGCCAGGAAGATATCTAGATCCTCCGTAATCGCCATAATTAGCTGTACTTTGCAGAAGCCAGGCCAATCACAGCAACAGCACCAGCACCTGTGCCACCAGCCACGGTGATTGAGACTTTTATAAAGCGCTTCAAAGAAGTCGCATTGACGTAAATTTTCTGCAGTGACGCAGTGTTGGCGGAGGTGGTGGTAAAGGCGCCGCCGCTTACGTCGGTGTAGGAACCGCCAGAAGTGTCGGCTTCAGTTAGCTTGACAGCGTAAGTAACGCCAGCACTGCCGGCTTCAGCGTCTAGCAAAACAGCCATGTCGCCTTCATAGCCCTGCAAATCAATAGCAGAGCCGGTCCCAGTCGCAGTCACAACGTCGTTGCGGAGCAGACCCAGGATTGTGGTCTTAGAGCCAAGATTGTGGATGGTCATGATTTAGCCCTCCGTCGAGGGGTGGATGGTTTAGGTGCTGGTTGAGTAATGACTTCAACCAAATCGGCCACCTTGTCGGCGACCTCAACAGCTTTGCCAATACTGATCAGAAGCTTAGCATCGTTGGGAGAGGCCTCATAAACCTCCCCCAACCGAATCACCTGTCCAGCCAGCATTGTTTGCCGTAAAACCTTGATCAACATGATCAGAGGCTATCGTTGCCGCGGCTAAAAGACTCAGGATGGCGGATTGCAATATCGCAATCCTGCATCGCCGTAACGCGGACAGTGGCGCTGGTGCTGTGGGTGTACGGGTCCACCATTAAATCTAGGCCAGAGAAGTAGCCGATGATTAGATCAGCGAAGTTGCCAAACCACAAATCGCCAGAAGCAACCTGGTTAGATAGTACACCGCGGTAGCCGTTCACCAATTCGCCTTCCATTACAAACA